GTCGTCTTGGTACATTTGTATCTTGGACATGACGATTTCTTGGTCTCTCTTCATCTTTTGTTGTATCTCGTAGGGAGTAGGCTTGGATTTGTATCGATAATACAAAATTCCACCAAATACCAGTACAAATAATGCAACCGCAGTAAAATTTAAAAAAAATGTGTAGGTGTTCATTTTGTATTCGTGGACGCTTTTTAATGAATTATCAATGAAATATCGAACGTTGGGTTCAACCAATTTTGGAATATCAGACATCCGAATAAAATGTATATATTTTTTGTTAACATATACATTTTGTAAAGGGAACGAAATTTATCGGTTTCCTCCTTCAAAATATGATCTAACCGAATAGTATAAAAATAATGAACACATCCGAAGTTATAGGTATATACACTGGGCTACTCGTGTTTTTATTTATAATAATTTTTGTATACTACATTTATTTCAAATCAGAAGACTTCTTATGGCGAGGCTCTATTGTAACTTTACTTATATTGACGATTTCAACTTGTATCACCGTTGTTATCAAATCATCGATCGGACAAACGCTCGATGCTGGTGACATAATTTTGTCAAATTTGTTTTCCGTTGGTGTCATTATAGTTCCTTTACTCCTTGTTTTGTATATGTTCCCGATCATTGGCCGAGCCTTTGAAAACACGGTTGGGTACTTTTTCCTTAATAAAGGCGATCTTACAGATGTCACGAGTCAATTATTCAACTCGCATTCCGGCAACAAATATGATTATAACTTGTTTATAACCCAACTGTTTGACGACGGGGCGGATATTGTAACTAAACTCAAGTCTGCGATTGCGCCCTTTAAAGACATTTATTTAATGGAACCAGTCGAGGACAAAGTCGATAGACTTAAGAATTTTGTAAGTCAAAAGCATGGTGTTTCCGAGGCAACATTTGTTTCTTTAGCGACAATTGTATCCTCGATGGTTGTTTTTCTCCCGGTTCTGAACCAATTTTAAGGGGAACTACGTTCCCCTTTAACCCCTCCTTCTAAGGGAACTCGTCGATAGGACACATTCTGTGACTGATAGATCGCATACTTTACTTTTCGTATTATATCCTTTTTGTATGGTTCTAATATTTTTATTAAAATCATATAACAAGTTTCTAAAAAATAAAGTATGGGATCATAAGGGAACGACGAGTTCCCTTAACAGAAGTTGGCATTTGTCACCGTATCCCAGTTGATTCCTTGACTATTCGCCCACTTTTGCTTTCCACAAACTGCATTTCCAGCCGCTGCCCATCCTGCATCATTTGTATCAAACTTGTCGCCATCAACACCCTTTGCACCTGTCAAGACTTCTTGTGGTCCGCTATTGGGACTTCCTGTGCTAGGCTTTACACAATATACTTTGCCCGCATCTCCCGATTCTACTTGCCAAAAATCTGGGCAAGATGCGCGAAGTTTGGGAAATTCGTCGATGGTCTTTTGTTGCGACATGGTCCATCCTAAAAATCCAAGCGCAGCAATCAAGACAATTACCGCAATTACTACAACAATTGTATAAAAATTACTAAAATCCATTTATTATTATTATATAGTTAATCTTTATAAAATAATGTCTAAAGAAGCCACAACAGTTATCAATGCCTACAACAATAAAATTTTAGATTTAGCAAGATACAATGGCCGCGTCAATTTAATGGATCAACCCGACCCCGCCATCCAGTTCCAACTCGCCGAAAAGGTCGCCGTTAAAAATAAGGCCATCGAATACCGTGGCGCCATCGCCGGCGAATGGGAAGACAACATGTTGAGCAAAGTGTTTTTCTCCGCCGGTAATATGCAAATTATTCAAAACGCCATTCGCGCCGGTGTCTACGAAAAGTCCAACCGCCTGTTCACCGTTCTTCCTCAAAATCCAGACACTCTTAAAATTATCATGCGAAGTATTTATATGCAGTATGCCCAACATATCGCCACCGGTATTACTGCGCAAGTTGAGCGTCTCAACAGTATTGTCCTCGAGTACGCTATCCCCAATGTATTTAGTGAGGCCGTCGGTTATATCAAGTATCGTGAGGACATCAGTACACTTGCTGTTCCCTTCGATCTGCCCACCAAGATTGATCGTGACTACAAAACGCTCGAGTCCAGTCGCGAGTTTTTCGTAAATACCCACTAAACAGGGGAACGTAGTTCCCCTTGAACCCCTCCTTTTTCTTTTTTTAGATCCCTCCTTTTTTGAGAGGATGAATAACATTTCTAAGCATAAATTATAATGGACATTTTTTATAATTTATGCAATCCTGCACAGGTATTTGCATCTGCTGCAGTAGTATTCGTAATAATTCGGATGTTTCTTCTTAAGAATGTTCTACCGCCTTTGTCAATGGCGATGAAACTCTCTGTTTTAGCGGTTCTACTTATACTTATTATTGGTTATACAACAATTGTAAACTATTCATGTGATTCAACTGAGAACCAAATTGCATGGTTACTTGTTACTATCCCATTACTTTATATGCTGATTCGTTTAAATAATCGTTAAATTATAATTTTATGTTATTTATGCATTATGTGACTCTTCATCCTCCTCGCCTTCTTCTTCCTCGGTTGGCTCCTCTTCCTCGTCGTCATCATTGTCTGTCACCAACAGTCGACACATATTGTCCGCCTCTATGTTGTGCTCTTGCTCCTTGAACAAATTGTAGATTATACCGTCATCTCGAAACCTGACCGTATATTCTTGCTGAATATTGTTTCGCCCCACACGCCCCAACGCCTGCACCGTCTTTTGCTGCGACATGTTTACCAAATCTTTCCCAACTACTTCGTGACAAAATTGATAGTTGGTACCGTAAATGTAGTCTGACGATGCAATAATCATAAAAAGCCGTTTCTGAAACGCCAACTCTTTCACAATCTCGGTATAATTCGAATTCTCCGTGTTTTCAAACGATCCGATCCCAAGGAGCAACAAGATTTTAAGCCGGTCGTCAATCTCCAATTCCATAATTCGCCTCGCCGTGTGTGTATCAATCGTCGGTATAAACGCGTTTTCCACCACTTTCGGCGCCCACACATTCTGGTGCAAAACCGTGTTGGGAATATAAGCCGGATCCAGCGAAATCACCTTGATTCCCTGCTTTAGTTCTTCAATCTGTTTGTCGATCCGATTGCGAACTGACGCCAATTGGTCGTCTACATCCTTGTTGTTTCGATCCTTCAATTCTTTGCCACCAAGTTCGTCTTCAAGGGCCGCTTCCAACTTGGCAATCTCCGCCAAAATCACATTATTCTCTGTCAGCTTTAGGAAAATACTGTCGAAAACCGCCTTGGGGATGCTCGATTGCTGGATATAAAAGTTGCCAATTGTCTGGATGTTTTCAGTCAAATAGATGGTCGGTCCATCCGTGAGCGTATGTGCGTCAACGGTTGTGAGCAAAATGCCGCCGGAGGCGGCCGATGCCGCCTTGGCCTTATCCACATAGGTCGGCTCCGCCGCCACGCTGGAGGTTCGTCTCAGCGGTTTGCCCGCGCTGTTTGATGCAGAGCTAGACGACGAGAGACTCGACGTCTTTTTCAACGCGGCACCATCTTCAAACTTGCGTTTCATCACGGTTCGCACGTAGCCAGACACTGAATTCCACGAGGTCTCCGACAATTTCGACAATAAATCCAAATAATACGTCTTCAAACTGTTCATCTTAATTTTCCCAATATCACCCTCGAAATAGGTTTCCGCCGCGTATTGCTCCGGGATCAAATGCATCGTGTTCAAGTGCTCAATAAAATTCAGGATCTCATTCAAGTCAAAATATCGCAACAAAGTCTTGTTTTGGCTGCAGTAGTCCACGCACCGAAGCATTTCGTCGTACTTCTCAAACATAATGTGCGGACACATACAATATCCACCCTTGTTCAGAATCGAAATCGACTTGTTGAAATCGTAACTCTCAATCGTTGTCACCGCCGTATTTAAAAACTTGTTGCGAAAATCCACGATGACCGGCATCAGGAGTTCCTCTTTCGGCAGCGTAGCAGACGACAAAACCATGTTCGGAATCTTGTTTTGCGACCAATTCTTGTGGGTTATTTCGTGCAATGGGTGCGACTCGGTGTCCATCCCGATGGTCGGCTCGTCCCAATAGGTAATGATTCGCCGGCAATGGTTGAACGAGAGCATGTAATACATTGCGATCAAATATGACTTGGCATCGCAAATCATCAGTTCCACTTTGGTGCCGACACTGTTGTCCACTTTGCCGATTCCACCCGAGCGCTTGTTAATTTTGTAGACCGCCGCCGCATAATAGTGCAGCCGAATGTCGCTGGCTGTTTCGCAGCCGAACGCGAACGCCACGCATTTGTGGGCCGATATTGCCGACTTGGCAAGGGCCATACCCACGTGGCGCGCAGCGCACACGAAAATCACTCGATGATTTTGAACAAGACCGATCGGTGACAAAGTTTTACCAGTTCCCGTGGGGGCGATATACAAGACCAGATTGGACCGATTATTTCCATTGGTGTGCAAGTTTCGAAAGAGGCTGAAAAGCCGTTTTTGGTGATCGTACAGGGTAATGTCGCCATATTGAAAAATGTTTTTGTTCTTCTCGATGAACTCGTATGCATTTCGGATAATGTTCGATAAGACCGTTTCGGCATTCACCGTGGATATACAAATATCAACAAAGTCCAACACATGTTTGTTGATATTTTTGACGCTGATGTGGCGCAACTGGATGAGCGTGTACAAGTAAAAGGCGTAGTAACTGTTTTTTTTCACATAAAAGAGCGACAACATTTCTTTGATGAATCGGAGGAAAACGAACTCGATGATGTTTTGGTCGACATTGGAGCTCACATTTTCGATGCGGATTGTGTCGGCGGTTTTCAGCTTTTTCAGATTGACGTCCTTGATGGATTTGTCAAAGTCGGCGATGGCTTTCGCGACAGGGAGTTTGGTGACTTCGGCGACATGGGGTCGGAAAAACTTGATGTAGAAAAATGTCTCGATGATTTCGGACTTTTCGATTTTGATGCAGGTGAAGAGCGATTTGTTGTTGTTGTGCTTGATGTTCACGTTGGAGTAGCCGTCGATGATGAGTTCGAGGATGCGTTTTTCGTCGTCAGAGACGGGGATTTCGACCGATTCCCATTCGGCTTTGGTAAGTTTGGTTTGGTGAGTGACGTCCATTTTTTGAGGGGGAGAATAATTATTTATGAAAGTGTGTTTTTGCTTAAAGATTTTGTCTCCACACTATTTAAAGAATAAACATGCCACGCATTAAGCTCTCCGAAAAATATCAAAATGAGCGCGAAGAACTATGTAAAAAACTTATTGATATTGTTGGAACCGAATTCTTGCTCAGTGAACTAGACGAAAATCTTGAAAAACAAGCGTCGATTTTGGCTCTCAAGGATGATATACAAAAGTGTTTTGCATGCTATGAGATTTCTGCTTTCAAAGCAAACTTTGACTGCAAACGTCCCTACTTAAACATGGTTAGAGGAATTCTTCGAAAACAGGGATATATTTTTATTGGAAGCGATGTAGTTTTAAAAATGGAAAACGGCGAATCAAAGTCAACAAAAAAATACAATATATTTAGGAATAATTAACTAAATTCGCGAAAATGGCCATTTTTATTATCTTTAGGAATTATATAAAAAAAGATGATAAACTACACGACTTACATGAAGTCCACCAACGACAAAGAAACCAACAAGCCTAACTGCTACACTGCAGTAGACGCCACTGCATACGAGTTATTATGCAAAAAACGGCAAACCTGTTATGAAGTTATCCCGGATGATGTTCCAGTCTGCTTATATGCAGATATTGACTGCAAGCATCAATTTCATGGTGAACTCGAATTCGATGAGTTTCATACGCGCAACTTTATTGATTATGCGAAAAGAGCTCTAACAAAAAAATTAGTCGACTATGCTCCACGGTTTGCAGTTGCTGATGCGAGCAGTCCGGATTATATAGATAAAGGCGAAAGACTTTGGTGTCACAGCCTTCATATACATATTCCAAATGTAAAAATGATGAAGTCTGAACAAAAACGATTTTGGACGGAAATGAACAAATTTATGGATACCGATTGTGATTTCAATGACTGGAGAGAATATATTGATATTCCTGGTGGCCATTTTTTTGATCAAGGTGTTTATGATACAAATCGAAAACTACGTTCGGTTTATTGTTCAAAAACTGGCCAAAATAGACCTTTAAAATTAGTCGAAGGAAAGTTTAAAGAAACAATAGTTTCGCTGGGAGACGAAGACGCCATTGTAATAAAAGGGCCGCCCGAAGAACCAAAGAAAGCCAGTTCCAAACCAAAACTTGACAAGTCGTTGGTGTCAACATTGAATCAGTTCGATAAAATTAAACAATTATCCGAAATTATTGACGACAAATTTATTTGCCCCAAAGGTTGTTACAATGAATGGAGAAATATTTTGTGGGCTCTACGGTCCGAAAGTGCCGACTACAAGGATTTGGCACGAACCATGTCTAAACGGCCGGGTGCAAATTATGATGAATCTGTTTTTGACACAACTTGGGACTCATATACAGACGGAAAAATAACAATCGGAACTTTGTACCATTACGCCAAATTAAGTGATGAAGTCGCGTATCAAAATATTTGCGCAAAATATAGCGCGAGTTTCTATATTTCAATTCAAGATTTGGAGGACGTATTCAAATGTTCAACAATAATTGCACCCGAACTAAAGAAGACCCTTGTACTTTGCAAAGAGAATTGGTATGTTTTGGTTCCTGAAACCCAATTGTGGAAACAAGTCAAAGAACCGACATTTTATGTTATTAGTGAAATTCGGAAATATATTGATTATTCAAATGCACAGTTGGCAAATAAAATGATTGGGATTGATGGTCCCGAAAAGGACAAACTAATTTCAACACAAAAAGAGTATCTTAAATATTATACCAAAATAAATACAGCAGGGTACATAACAATGTGCGTTAAAAATTTACGCGCCCAGTTGGTAAACGATACTTTTGAAGAAAAGCTTGACACGACTCCATGCATATTGGCTTTTAAAAATGGCGTTATGGATTTGAAAACAAAGACATTCAGAGAAGGGTTACTGTGGGATGATTTTTTGACTGATACGATACCATACGATTGGATACCAGCTGATCCTTGTAGAATTGATTATGTAAAATCTGTTTTGAAAAAAATTCTGAATAATAATGGCGAACATTTGGAATATTATCTTGCTTTGATCGGATACTCATTTATTGGGATGCCACAGTTGGAAAAGTCGTTGTATTTTATGATTGATGGAACCGATAATGGCAAGGGCGATAACGGGAAAACATTCTTCTTTGATATTTTGAACACCCTTATGCCGAACTATGTTTACAAGTCGAAGGGTTCAATGATCGAAGACGGGAATGCAAAGGTTCATAAACAACTTTGTATGACGAAGGGAAAACGACTTGTTTGGTTGGATGAATTTTCAACAAAAAAAACAAATGCTGTTTTGATGAAAGAGATCGCAGATGGAAAAACAATCGAAAACGAAGTCATGTTTGGAACAAGTGAAAGTATAAACATCCTTTATAAAACATTTATTCTAAGTAATCATACACCCAAAGTTGATTCAAACGAAGAAGCTGTTTACAATCGTTATAAACAGGTATCTTTTGGGTCTCATTTTGACAGAAGCGGTATGCGAAAAAATGAAGATCCTGATAAACTTTTGTTTATTGCAGACTGTACTTTAAGCGACAAATTAAAAAATGAATACTACAATGAAATATTCAACTTGATTATTGAGTATGCCGCAAAATACTTTGCAAAAGGGCTTCCACAAATTCCTGAAAAGTTTCAGAAAGACGCGCAAGAAACTAAATTTAAGAATGATGAATTCCGCGTGTGGTTTAATGATAACTGTGAACTTGATGAAACTAAACGAGTTCCATTGGAACTTTTAAGAGAAAAAAGCGGGTTTGACGACAAAACAATAAAGGATGGAATGAAACGTATGGATTTTAAATATGATCCGAATTTGTCAAAAATGGGTAAAAACATTGTTGGAAAGTCATTCAAGGGTGGATTTGAGGGTTGTTGTTTTTTAAAAAATAATGATGAATAAGTTTTTTCTATTTTTTCTGTATTTCTGTTTTTTCTGTATTTTTAAAAGTCTACATGATTTTGGAAGATTTATAAGAACACTTTAAAAATACAGAAAAAACAGAAATACAGAAAAAAACAGAAATAATTTTCAAAACAAGAAAATTATGGCATTGTTACGTAAACTTGGGTTCGTTATCGTGAGATCAAATCATGTTTATTATATTGAACACGCCGAACTCCAAATTCTATAATCAGCCACTTAGCCACTTCAGCCACCTATTTTACTGTACTTCTAACTTTTCCTTTTTTTATAAAAAAAATAAATAAAAATATTTATTTTTTTGTTTTTTTTTCTTGTAATTTTTGAAGAAAAGCTGAATATAACTGGCTAAGTGGCTGTTTTTTCATTGTTTTTATAAATATTAATAAATTTATACTAATATATGGTGTCCTTAATAACTAATTGTAAAAATAAAACAGCCACTTATTGAACACTTTCAGCCACTTTCAGCCACTTTCAGCCACTTTCAGCCACTTTTCAAATAATCCTTGTAAACTATCAAAAATCTATAATCATGCACTTCAGGCACTTCAGGCACCATTTTTACTGTACTGCCAACTTTTTTGTTTTTTATAAAAAAAATAAATTTTTTAATATCCATTTATAAAATATTGGAAGATATAAATGGATATTTCCATTCTCAAGCAGAACGACAGGCAGCAAAAAAGACGTCAAGAATTGTATCAAAAAGGGGTGGACGCAAACGTGCTAAAAGGCGAAAAAAATCTTTACACCCTTGAATATTTAAAATGGGATATATTTTAATATAAATACATTAATAATAATTAATTATTCATGTATCCTTTTAAAATTAGTTACTCTACTAAAGAACAAAAAGAAAAACACAAAGATGAAATT